GCAACAACACATGGATTTTCAAAAAGATATCCAACTACTTTTTCTTCAGAAATAATCTCTTTGATATCGGAGATAATACTTTCCCCAGATTTTAATACGGCAAGTTTTACAGACATTTTATTAAGTTACACCATATAGTAATTATACAATAAAAAAGAGGGGTGTCAACTGGATTTGGCCAGTTACCCCTCGGCGCAGCGACGACGATATTCAGTTTTATTTATTCAATTTTCAGGATGTATTATGAAATGGCAGGCGACAGGATCGCCCAACTAAAAAGAGAAGATACAGTTCCCAGTAAAAGAGTGGCGGTGGTAAAGTTCATAATCCGTCCTCCAAGTTACGTAATTATATAGCAATTATGTATCATAGTGATACAAAAGTCTGTCACAACCGCTACTGATTTCTGCTCAATTGTATTGGTTTAAAGATAATCCTTCCTTTTATGTGCATCAGGAACAACTTTGCCCAGAGTAATAGTTAGAAGCCCATCCTCAAAATCAACTGATCTAACTTCCGTGTCTTCAGAGAGTGTCCACGCTCGTGTAAATGACCGTTGAGCCAGACCTTTGTGCAAATACTGAGTCTCCGTCTCTTTGTCTTCTTTCTGGCCTTCGACAAAGAGTTTACCGTCTTGTGTGTAGACATAAACTTCTTTCTTTTTGAATCCTGCTAGTGCTAGTTCTAGTCTCGATTCTGTGCTGCTGACCGTGACTAGATTATATGGAGGATAGTTTGATGTCGTTTCGTGTAGGTTAAACAGACGATCAAAATATTCATCCATACCAATACTATTCCTATTTATGCGGTCTAGCAACTGATCCAAATTGGCAGCATTATACTTCATTAAGTTAGTCATTTGTAGCTCTCCTAAAAGCGAGATTGCGTTGTGTGGACCCCGAAGGCATCCATAAGTATATATTAACACAAGACATAAAAAACGGGGTGTGGACCCCCGTATCTTTTTATTCGGTTTTTTCTAAAATATATTGTTCATCGTCAACATGAATAAGATCAACATAGTCAGTTCTAGTAAGAAACTCATTATCAAACCACTTACTATAACCACCTCTTGCACCTCGATCCTGTTTATGTTTCAAACCATTTCCATGAGCAATAGATAACCAATATGAGAAAAATGGAACACCTTGATAGTAACCTTGCATTTTACCTCTATCAGGTATAAATTTATTATCTTCTACAGTGTTTTCTCTATGAATCCATGCAGTAGCATTTAATTTACCCTTACTTGGTGTAGGAGGTACAATTACTTCACCCTCATCATCTATTAATTTTTCCGCAATAGTTTTGCAAAGAAGTTTAATGTTATCACTAAACTCACCATATTTGATATGATGTAACATTAGTGAACAAATAAAAGTTTGATCAAAATATTTATTGAGACCAGTTTCATAAAGTAATTTGTCAACTGCTTTTATAGTATCAAGATAAGTTCTTACAGCAAGTTGAGTTTGACTACGTTTGTATTGATCGATGGTGGTCGTATCATCATCTGGATTAGTCCACAATCCATTCTCACCGAATGTAGTCGGATCGTGAAATTTAACCATATAACTTAATGCCGTAATAATTGCACCATCAGTGAATTTTTTAGTTTTTGGAGTATATTTAAGTGACTTAAAGATTCCAGTAACTATTTCTTGAGCAAGTTCTGTTGCTGATGGATTATCATAAGACCAATACAAATTTCTCAATCCAATAAGAGTATCAGATTCAAGTCTTATTGCTAATAGTTTATCCGGTTTCTTATCTGTTCTATTCTCTTCCCACAACAATCTACGGGTATTTGCATCAAGAACCCATTCAGTTCCTGCTTCATATTCTTTTCCATCTTCCCACTTATCTTTTTTAGTAAGTTTTCCTATTACTACTATATGATGTGTAGGAAACAGTTTGCATAAGTGATCTAATACACTATTCTTTTTAATTCTGTTGCGTGTGTTTCTCTGCGTTATCCATTCTGGAATCGCAACAAAATCTGGGTAACGCATTGCACAAATGGCAATACCTGGCATAAAACTATACCAAACCCCCGTAAGGAGTTCTTGCATTTTAATTCTCCATTGAGATGTGTGAACGTTTAAAGACTGGTGTGTCCGCCACAGTTCACTTTATATAATAATATATATCAATTTAAAAATTTTGTCAACCCTTCAGTCTCTCTGTTGCAAAATCAACATAATCTTGATCAATATCATATCCAATATAATCCCATCCGACATTAACTGCTGCTACAGCAGTGGATCCTGTCCCCATAAAAGGATCAAGAACAACACCTGATTTCTTTCCCGTGAGTTTCAGACAATCTTCAACTAATTTGACAGGAAATATTGCAGGATGTTTTTTATCTTCTCTCTTCATACAGAGAGTTTCGTATGGAATAAACCAACAATTACCCTTATCTCTAAGATTTGGTTTTTCTTCATCTAAGGACTTACTATGCCTCAAGTTTTCCTTATAGTATTCATAAGGAACACCCACAGCAAGACGATCAACATTTACATTTCCATCTTTGGTAAAATGAAAAAGATGTTCCCATGTTGGAGATAAAAATCTTTTACTATTGATTGGTTTTGCATGACCACTCGTTTTTGATTCACCATGCCTATCTGTAACATTGATAGATTTTACCCAATTGATATGATTTTGCAAAATCCAATCATTCCTGAGTGAAAGTCCGACTTCCATACCAATCCAGGGATCAACATTAGAATACCCCATGTTGACAAACAAGTGCCCATCATCTTTGAGCACTCGTTTTCCTTCACGGAAGATCTCTGCTAACCAATCCAAATACTCTTGACGTGGTTTGTTATCATCATACTTGCCATATTTAATTTTAAGATTGTACGGAGGAGATGTGACGATAGCATCAATACTACCGTCCTCCAACTTCTTCATACCTTCTAAACAATCAAGCAAATAAAACATTACGATCTTTGAATGGAATGGAACCTTTAGTATATTGAGTAAGATCAGATCCACGTTTGAATACAACGCGAACCTTAGGGAATTCTACCACATCACAGAAGATGTAGATCATGTCAGTAGCATGTTCCCAGAGTTTTTCTTCATCTACAGAGCGACCAGCACCAAGCATTACACTAGGACAGAACTTAGCACCACCTTTAGTGAAACACTTAGCGTCAAAAAGTTCTTTCATATACTTGTAACGATGGTCATAACCTTTACCATCTTCAAACACAAGACCCTTAAACCACTCTTCTAATTGTAGTTCAAGAAATCCAGAGGCACGACGACCATCAGTAAAAAGTTTGTTCACACGTTCTTGGGACAGAGTGCCGAAGGATGCAGGACACTCAAAATTATAGACTTTATCGAGTTCGATCATGAATCGGATGTCTTTACCAATGCATTATAGCATAAAAAAGGGGGTGTTGCCACCCCCATACTTTATTCGGTTTCCTCTGTCCTTTTCTTCTTAGACCCAATATTATACTTGGTCTCAAGGATCCAGTCTTGCTTATCCTTATATGCAAGAACTTTGATTTGATTGAGTGGTGCAATATCAGTAATCTTGCTTACATCAACAATGCCAATAAGACCCCAATCAGCAAGAAGTTGAGCAATACGGTTACGACGTTGGACATCGTTCTGTGTTAGATTTGCATGTTTGCCGTCAAGAGCAAACAATTCCTTAAAGTGTACTAAGAAATATCTACCTTGCTTATGCAGAATATGACAACTCTGATAGATCTTTTTCTCCTTTCTAGATGCGACTCCGATTCTTGTAAGTGTTTCACGCACCTTCAAAAAATCATCGGGTTCACTCAGAATCACTTCCACCATTTGGTCAGGCGACCATTTCACTTCAGGTTCACGAACTACGCTCATTTTTTCCTCCAGTATCAAATTTTGATTTAATAAAATTAAGTTGTTCTTTTGTGAGTATCTTCAAAGCCTGTTTTGCCTTTTCATTACTATAACCATAATAACGTTTGACATAATCAAGATCTTTGATTTTATCTTGTCGGATCCAGGGAGAAAATCTCTTCTTTTTCCTCACAATATTTATAAGAAAATCATATTGGAGTTTCTTTGGAAGAAAGTGATACTTATTCATTTCATTGGCAAACATCAAAGTATCAATGTGCCCTGAGAAACAACGGTTTACAATATAAGGAGGATATTCCTTCTCAATAGAAGGATCTTCATCAATCAAGTGTTTCTTTGTCTGATTAATAGAATTAAGCCAGTCTTTTAGTTCGGTCATTTTTTCTTGCTTTTCCAGGGGTTGGGAGTAGATAAATTTGATTCTGCAATCATTTCAAAAAATATATTTCCAGATATTGATATCCTCTCTTCATCATTACTATAAAAAGGATATACTGAGTGATATAAAGATGATGGAAAGAGAACTAAGTCCCATTCATTAGTAGAAACTACCTCACTTATAATACTGCCATTTGACGATAGAAAGAAAAATTCAAATTTTCCAGATTTACAATTGCCCTCTGTTGCGGGATAAAACTCTTCCTCCTCTTCAGAGGTGTATGGTATTTTTATCCATAATACAAAAGAATACATTCCATGGTGAACATGCGGTGGATTGAAGTCATGTTTTTTACCATAATTAATCCACAATTCTCTTAACTTATAATTAAAAACATATCCTTTTTCACTATATTCGTTAATAAAATCTTTATGAAAACACCTTTTAATAATGCGATTATCAAAGATCTCATCATATTCGTGACACAAAGACGTTAACAAATGATTTAATTTTTCAGTGATAGGAAATGATGTTTCTTTTTGCAAATGTCCTGCTAGGTTCTCTCTAACATCAATGGTATCAATTTTACCTTCATTAATTTTTTTTATCGATCTTTGAACTTCTTCTTTTACATCTTCTGACAAAGTACATCTCAAGTATCCTGGAGAATTAAATGTCCGAGTTATAAAATCGTTATTAAGCATAATCTGCTAATTTTGCAGTTTGAT